GGAGTTACTCAAACTAAAACTAAAAAACAAAAAAGTATTGTAAATGAAGAATTAAAAAATTCAGACAAAAATACTAGATTGCTTACTTATAAAGTTATTTTAGAAAAATTTAATAATAAATATAAAGGTTTAGCTAATAACCAAAAATTATTGCTACAAGAATATGTTAATAGTGTTAGTAATAGCCCTGCTCTTAAACTTTATATAAATGAAGAAATTAAAAAAGTTAAAAATCAATTAACTAAGTATGAAAATAAAGTTGAAGACAAAGCAATAGTAGTTAAATTAAAAGAAACAAAAGATTTAATTCATCCTATTGGTAAAAACTTAAATGTACATGATGATAATGTTACAAATTTATTAAATTATTATGAACTTATAAACGAATTAAAAACAATCCATGGCTAAAGAATTTGACATACATAAATGGCAAGCTGAACAAAAAATGAAACAATGGTTAGCTGAACAAGAAGAATTTACTCCAGATTTAGAGGATGATGATTTAAAAAGAGGAGCAATCCAACAAATGATGGATAAAGAAAAAGAAAACGCTTCTAAATCTCAAGGACTTACTATTAAAAAAGTAGTTGACCAATCAATGAATAATGATGATATAGGTAAACTACAAGATGTAATACGTAATAATAATTTAGGTAAAATATTAAATACTATAGCTGTTATATTAGATCGAAGTGGAAATGCACCTGAAGGAGCATCCCAAATGATTGCTGATTTAGTACCATACATTGATCTTGCAGATCCTACAGTAACTTCTGAGGACGAAGAATTAGATGAAAATATGACAGGTACAGGTGCTTCAATGCAAGCAGGAGAAGGAATGGGACATTTTGGAAAATCAAAAAAGAAAAGAAAAAACACACGTTCAGGATATATGGGTTATTCAGAACCTGTAAAAGAACAAGAAGAATCTTCTGAAGAAGAAAAATCATTAAGTTTAGGAGATGCTGTAGATACTAATACAGAACTTGGAGCCCAATTAAAAAGTTTTGGTAGTCAGTTAAAAACTCCAGAAGGAGCAAAAGGATTTGATAAATCAGAAATAGAAATGCTTTCTCAATTGCTTATTGCATTATCTGATTCAATTCAAACAGGTAATGCAACTACTATTTTAAAAAGAATGATAAGTCTCATTTAAATAAAAGATTATGCTACTAACAGAATATAGACAATTTAAAGTAAATAAAAGATTAATAGAACAATCTATTAAAGAAAATAAACCTTTAATAGTATCTGGTATTATTCAAAGAGCAGAAGCTGAAAATCAAAATAAAAGAGTTTATCCTAAAGAAATTTTAATGCGTGAAATTAAAAATTATGTTAATGGACCTATTAAAGAAAGAAGAGCTTTAGGAGAATTAGATCATCCAGAAAGTTCAGTAATTAATTTACAAAATGTATCTCATAATATAACAGAAATAAAAGTTAAAGGCAATGATGTATATGGTACTTTTGAAATATTAGATACCCCTGCAGGTAGAATATTAAAAGAATTATTTGCAAATGGAATTACAGTTGGTGTTAGTTCTAGAGGAATGGGTTCTGTAGAAGAAAGTTATAATGAACAAGGAGATCCTACAGTAACAGTACAAGATGATTTTGAATTACTTTGTTGGGATTTTGTTTCAACTCCTTCAACTCATGGTGCTTTTGTTTCTCCAATAAATTCTTTACAAGAAAGTAAAATTAAAATCCCAAAATATAAATACACAAAAGTAAATAATGTAATTAGAGATATTATTTGTGATAATACAGGTGTATGTAGTCTATGTTAAAGTCGTGAACAATTAATTGTTCATAACCACAAAAATTTCCACAAAAAACGTGGTTTCTCCAAAATCCGTTCGTATGTATACGTAACAATAAAGGTTACACAATGTAAAAACTCGAAAGAGATCAAAATATAAAAGCAAAAGGTAGTTATGTCCAACTATCTTTGATTTCAATTAATAGAATATTAACTAAAAACAAAATTATGAGAAAATTATTTTTAAGCTTAGCTTTAGGACTGCTCTTCGCATTTGGAGTAAACGCACAAAATGCAAAAGGTAATTGGTACGTTGGAACAGGCGACATCGCGAATGTTGCGTGGACTGACTGGGCAGTAAGCCCAACAATCGGATACGCAGTAACTGACAACTTAGTATTAGGTGGTTCAGTTTCACATGCTACCGGAGAAGACATGGATCTTGATTTTAATGTAAAATACTTCTTTAGTGGGTATTTTGTAGATGTAAATCTTGACGGTTTTAGTACGGATGGTATGGTATTCGGAATAGGTAAAATGTTTGATTTCCATAAAGGAATGTATATTGCACCGGTTTTCAATTACGCATATGATGCGGAAACTTTTAATTTAGGCCTTGGATTTGGCCTTAAGTTTTAATAACTGAGTATTAATTAAAAATTATATTGACATGAAAAATGTATTTAATATGGTAAATGATTTTGTAAAAGGACTTTCGGGTGTTTTTATGGGAATTATTCCATTAGCAATTTTATGGTTTGTATTAACTGGAACTTCAGTTCTAGGATTTGATGTAGTTGCTAACATTACTACTTTATTAGACGCACTAGTTAATGGTGGGTTTATTGGGTTAGTAGTATTAGTTATTTTAGCATCATTTTTTACAGATGGTAAATAATTAGTTATTAACTAAGAAAAGAAAGGCGCCTTAGGGCGCCTTTTTTATTTTTTTATATATGTATCGCAGAATAAACATACGCGCTTCCTAATAAGACGTCCCTGATTAATTAATAACCTTATTAAGGTTTCTAATAACCTTACTTTTCGTACAAACTTATTAACGAAACTCGAAAGAGAAAAAATACTTTTTATAAAATGGCAAAAGGAAACATTTTAAAAGAAGCTATCGCTGACGCTAAAGCTGTTCGTGAAGTTGCTCTTGCAAATGCAAAAGCTGCCCTAGAAGAAGCTTTCACTCCAAAACTTAACAGAATGCTATCTGCTAAATTATCTGAAGATCTAGATGAAGAAATGTATGATGAAGATGAAAACCTAGAATTAGGTGAAATGATGTATGATGAAGATGATAAAGATATGGAAGAAATGATGTATGATGAAGACGAAGATATGGACGAAGGACATATTGACGGTCATGGAATGGAAGAAGATTCTATGGATGAAGAGATTGATTTGGAAGAAATACTTAACGAATTAGAGTTAGAAGAAGGTGATGCTGAAGAAGAAGTTGTCGATGAAGAAGCTAACAACGACGACAACTTAGAAGAAGAGTTTGATTTAAACGCTCTTCTTGAAGAAATAAATAAATTAGATGAACAAGCTTCTAAACCGGTACAAGGTCAAAGATCAGTACCTCAAACTAGTAGAAGAAATTTTCATGCAAAGCCTAAGTCAAAAAGAAAGACAATGGCAAAAAGAAATCAAAACATGCCTAATCCAGGAAGGGTTCATAAAAGCGCTCCTATGAATGCTAAAATGAGTCCTATGATGAATGAAGCATGTGTTGCTGAACTTGAAGAAATGAAAAAAGCTTTTTCTAGTGTTAAAAGTGAACTTAATGAAGTTAATTTATTAAATTCTAAATTGTTATATGTTAATAGAATTTTTAAAGCGAACCAGTTAGATGAAGGACAAAAACTACGTGTAGTTGAAACTTTAGATAAAGCAGGAACGACTAAAGAAGCTAAATTAATATATGAAACAATTAAGGATTCTTTTAGTATTTCTAATGAAACTCTTGAAAAAAAGATTAAAAAAGAAGTAAGAAATACAGCTAAAAGATCTCCTAAGAAATCTATTAGAGAAAATTTAGGAATGGCCTCTAAAGCTGCAGGAATGTCAAGGACAAAGAAAGTAGCCCCTAAAAGAGCAGTTATTTCAGAATCAGATTCTATGGTTAACAGGTTTCAAAAGTTAGCAAATATTAAAATAAATGAATAATAACTTTTAAATTTTTTTAAAAATGAGTGTAAACACATTATTAGAAAGTTCAAATCCTTATAAAGAACTGTCTCGTGAATCTGCTAAATTAGCAGGTAAATGGACTAAATCAGGTCTTTTAGAAGGAATTGACAATTCTACAGAACGTAATAACATGTCAATGTTATTAGAAAATCAAGCTAAACAGCTTGTAAATGAAGCAAACACTACTGGTACTGGAGCGTCTTTTAGCGCTGGTAATTCAGAAGCGTGGGCTGGTGTTGCTCTTCCACTTGTACGAAGAGTATTCGGTGAAATCGTTGCTAAGGACTTAATTTCAGTTCAACCAATGAATTTACCTGCAGGTTTAATATTTTATTTAGATTTCCGATATGGTACAACAGACAATACAGGTCTTAAAGGTGCTAGTGAATCTCTTTATGGTGCTACATCTGACATGAAAAGAACTGATAGTAACTTTAATACAGGTCTTTATGGTGCGGGTGAGTTTGGATATTCAATGGAAACTACAGAATCTTTAGTTAATGCAATTCATGCAAGTACTACGGCACCTGGTGATTCAGGTACTTATACAACAGGTTCTGTTACTTTAGGTGGAATATTAAATAACGATACTGAATTCTCAGCTTCAAATGCTGGAGCATTTAATGGTGATACAACAGACACTATTTTCTCTATCCAGTTAGCTACATCTTCATTTGCAGATATGGATGTAGAAGGAATTAGAGCATTTGGTATTGATGACGAAAACGGTCATATTGATGATTTCTTCCCACAATTTACAAGAATAACAGGAGGAGATATAGAATTTGTCGTTAAATGTGGTGCTTCTACTGATGGTGCTGGTTTAGGTAAAATTACAGTTGATTACCAAAAAGGACCAGACAACTTAAATGATGTCGGTGACTTTGAGGATAGATCAGGAACTGCTCCAACAGCAGGAGATGGTAACATATCAACGTTATCAATTCCTGAAATTAATGTTCAGTTAAGAAGTGATACAGTTGCTGCTAAAACACGTAAATTGAAAGCACAATGGACTCCTGAGTTTGCTCAAGATCT